CCGCGCGCCCGGGCCCCCCCGCCCCCGGCCACCAGCCAGGACGTCCGGCGTCCGGCTCGCCCGGGGGGCCGGGGTGACGCCCGCGGGGCAGTGGTTGTGGCACATCGATGTCGTTGCGAGCGGGGACTACCTGCTTCAGGGCGATCTGGCACTCCGACAGGGCACTGTGGTGGACGTCGCGAGCGTCCTGACAAACGGGGACGGCATGCTGGCCAACCCGTTCGCCCGTCAGAGGCCTGCTGTCGGAGGCGCGGGAGCCGGAAACCCGGCGCTGCCCGGTCCGACACCGCCCGCGGAGGGCCTGGAGGGGCTCACGGCGCGTGTGGAGAATCTCACGCAGGCGCTCAATGGGCTGAGGACCGAGATTGCGGACAACAAGAGGGCGATCGATGAGCTGAAGGCGCAGCCCCCGGGCGGCGGGGACGGCAACGAGGTCGAGATGATCGACAACGGCGACGGAACAGTGACGTACAAGGACAAGACTGTGCCGCAGGGCACGCCGGAGGGCTGAGGAATGGCGAAGCAGTTCGTGGGGAAGGCCACAAGTTACACGGCCGAGGGGGCCGACGCACGGTTCATCGACAACGAAGAGCAGACACAGGCGCTCAACACGCTGCGGAATGAGGTCCCGGACCTCGCCAATGCCCGAATCGAGGCCCGCATCGAGGCATACAAGCAGGAGGTCAACGCCAAGTTCGCCCTCAAGACGGCTCTGGACGGCCTTCTGAAGGCTGTCGATGCCGCCGCGACCTACGCCCCCAAGAGCGCGCTGGAGGGGCTCTTGAAAGCCGCTGACGCTGCTGCTACCTATGCCTCGAAGGGTGAGCTCCAGGCGGCCAAAGACGCGCTCGACAAAGGGCTGAAGGACAACGCCGATGCCGACTCCCGGCGCTGGAGCGTCATCAGCGGCAACAAGACCAATGTCGAGAAGCTCCAGGCCTCGATGACAGCTGTCGAGACCCGCGTGAAGGCCCTTGAGGATGCTCCTGGCGGTCAGGGCCAAGGCGGGGGCGGCCTGAAGGTCGGGGACACCGGCTGGAAGGACATCGAGACGGGCCAGGTCGGTGCGGGGCAGTACCAGTACCGCGTCGTCGGAGCCACGATGTTCTTCCGGAAGGCTGGCGATGAGTGGCGGGCGCTGCCGAAGCCGACGAAGACCGTGACGCACGTCGCGACGCTTCCGCAGACCTACGGGAAACTGGAGCGGGCGAGCACGCTGGTGGTCAAGAAGGGCGATCCGGCCCAGGGCAAGCAGGACGAGTGGACCTCGGACGGCTCGATGGTCGAGATATGGCCGAACTGGACCGTGAAGTACACCTGCATGGACCTCCAGGGCGTTTACGCCATGGACCTGCTCAAGACCACGGTCGAGAAGCCGCTGATCTCCCCCGCGGGAGCCGGTGGCGGAATCACCGAGGAGACGCTCAACCAGAAGCTCGACACGCTGAAGACCTCTCTTGAGACGCAGATCAAAGCGGTTCAGTCGGAGTTCGCCGGTGTCAAGGCCCGTGTGAGCATCTTGAATACGAAGGTCGAGGCTCACGAGGCGCGGATCACCGATCTTGAGAACAAGCCCACAGGCGGGGGTACCCCGCTGCTCGTGCTCGGCCCGACAGAGGCCGTTCCGGTGGGCACCAAGCCGGGCACGGTGATCGTTCGGAGGAGCAACTGATGACCCCGCCAACATGGGTCAAGCAGGTCGAGGTGACCGGCGGCAATGCGAGGCAGCCTGCTCCCGTGTCGTTGCTCACCACGGGTGAGAAGGGCGTCGCTCACGACGACTGGGTCGTGATCATCCAGGGCGGCCAGTTCGGTAGCCAAGGCGTCCCCGCGTTCATCTCCACACCGAACTCCGGCTGGCACGGTAACCAAGCCACCGGGGTGGCCAGCCGAAGCCTGGGCGTGTGGGCGAAGAAGGTCGATGACGTCGAGGAGTTCTCGCGGCCTCTCGCCGTCGGGGATCCGCGTTCCTCCTACACGGGGCGGCAGCTCGCCACTGTCCTAGTGCTTGATGGCAAGGTCGTGAAATCGTTCAACTTCTCCGATGGCGTGACGATCAACACGACGAACAGCAACCAGATCAAGACGGCTGTCGCGAAGGCGAACAAGCCGCACCTGCTCGTGTCGCTCCAGCACTACACCTCCGGTGACCACGCCAGGCCGTTCGAGGGCGCCATCCAGACGATCGACGATGGGCAGAAGACGGTGCAGCCCACTCCGAACTCGTCGAGTTCGATCCTGGTGGGCTGGGCCGACAAGAACTACGCCTTCACCGATACCTCGATCCAGACCTGCGTTGCAGTCTGGCCCTTCACCGCTGAGGGGCTCGATCCGACGCCTCCGATCGCGGAGAAGCACGAGAACTGGTACATCATCGGTGCCGACGACACGATCCGGGACCACTACGCGGCGCTGACAGTGATCGATGCTGACGGCCAGGAGAAGGGCACCATGTCCATGGCCGCGATGCCGCGGGGCCTGGCGACCTGGCAGGAGCTCATCGACAGGGATAGGAGCGCCCAGAACGGTGGGGCGAACACGGACGGGTTCTTCGTGGCCCACCGGGGCGGCAGTCGGTCGTGGGTGGAGCACACCGAGAACGCCTACACGCAGTCCGTGTCGTTCGGTGTGGACGCTCTGGAGTTCTCCTGCAACGAGTCAAAAGACGGGGTGTGGTTCGGTCTGCACAATGCGACCTTCGAGTCGCTGGGCGGCCCTGCGACCGATCCTCACACCATGACGTGGGAGGAGATCAAGGCCGCTGTTCCGGCGGACAATCTTCCGGCGCGTCTGGACTGGCTGCTCGACAGGTACGGGCAGACCCACTGCCTCGTCATCGACCCGAAGTACCGGGCTGGCGAGTGGAAGCGGCTCCTGAAGTACATCACCGATAGGAACGTGACCCCTGCGCAGATCGTTATTAAGTACTACGGCGATTCGAATTGGCTGTTCGAGCAAGCGAAGTCCGAGGGCTGCGGGGCCTGGGGATACGCCTACTCGACCGATACCACGAAACCCTGGTACGAGACCTTCAAGAGCTCGACAGGGCCGTTGGACTTCCTGTCGATGCAGTGGGACGCACCGGCGAACATTGTGAACGACCTACGGGCCTCGAACAAACCCGTGGTCGCTCACATCCTCGACGACCAAACCCAGTACGTCAGAGCCGCCCAGAAGGGCATACGCTCGGCGATCGTGGCTGGCGTCAAAGGCGTTCTACAGCGTCAGTGCTGATCACCAAAGACTGACGACGGGCTCACTCTTAGTGGGGCTTCCGGGCCAGGGCTGCGTGTCCCAGGTCCGGGAGCCCCAATAAGTTTCGCCGTGCTCGTAAAGGTCTTCGAGCATCGAGCCACTGACATTGACGCGACGGAAGCCATCCTCCGGACTCACTATCGACACGGGCAGATCACCCTCGTGCAGGCGCACCTCTTCGAGCTCGGCGATGACGTCGGAGCAGGTCAGCACACGGTCCTCGTAGAGGCCCGTATGCACGTTGTCGAGGGTGATGGGGTCGCACTCAACGCAGTATGAGCGGTCGCAGTCCTCCTCATCGCAGTCGAAGGCCCTGGGGCCGTAGTTCCGGATCGGCGGCTCGACAGGGGCAGGGGACGGCACGTCCTTTGGGGTGATGACCGGAGAGGCGTTCTCAGCCTTCTTGGCGGGTTTCTGGACCTCGACACGGGCGGGGTCCATCTGGAGCCTCATAACAGCCTTGGCGAGCTTGCCGAGGGCCTTCTCGTACGACGACAGGGCGAACTCCGTGAACGACAGGGGCTTGGTCTTGATGACGCGGGCCTTCCGGGCGCGCCTGACGACCTTGAAGGGGCTGACCCTCAAGTCCATCCTATTGCCGCCCGCGGTCTCGATGGCGGCGGTCCGGTCGAGGTTCATGTGGAAGAATGTGTGCTTGCGCTGACCGAAGTAGAACTTGTCGCCCCTGCGGAGCTCGCACATCATGACGCGTTCAATCTCCTCGGTGAACTCCTCATCGTCGTCATCGATGAACTCGACGACGTTGAGGTACGAGTCCTCCGACATGGCGAGGATGAAGGGCTTGTAGGTGGGAGTCATGACCCAGAACTGGATGATGTCGAGGCTCTCGCACGAGTACCGGGGGTCCGACAGGACCCGGCAGTCGCCGAGCCCCTTGATGTTGACGTAGTCCCGCTTCACGACGCCCCAGCAGTGGACGGGGCGGACCTTGCGTGCCATTTGGTGGTTCCTCTCGGTGTCGAAGTCTGGCGTCGGTCAGGTGATGGCGACATCCGGTTGACCGACAGGTGTAACCCTAGCACGGCTCTTCGACAGGGGCAAAGTTCAGGAGCGTGACATGCCACACACGCGCCCCTACGCGTACGCGCATACGTGCGCGCGCAGGAAACCCCAAATTCGCTTTTATATACTCCGCATAGAAAAGTACGAACTCTGTACAGTAATCTATACCTACAACATAGAACTTTACGTAAAAAATTATACCGAGTTCTCTAAATATTATATACTAAATATATACTATATACATTATTATATTATATATTACGAAGAGAGTTTGAGAGTAATGTAGGTACGTACCTACATTTGTTTCTCCTACCTCAACTTCTTCCTGTCGTTCCAACCAAAAGCCCTTGTCGAGTTCTTCCATGGCCGACCGATCGGTTAAATACAACGAGTGCTACAAAAACAAGATTTCCGGGACTTGTGTCCTAAAATTTCAATCTTTGGTCTTCACGCCCTGAAAATGAACAAAGGTAATTTTCTATATGTCAAGAAAACTTGACTTCGACATCATGTATTCAACCGAGCAGTCAATATAAGCCATAAAGTGTGCGCAAGAGCACAGAAATCTTTCGGCCCTATCGCCCTCTGTCGGGCCGTATGTGGTACAGTTCTATCTGCGACATCCGGGCAACCGGATCAGAACCACCACAACCTTGGAGAGGAACCGACATGCCATTCGTAGCCGGGAAGGACCAGCGGGCCGAGCGCGCGCGGTATAGGGAGGATGAGCTCGTTGTCGAGCGGGCCAAGTACGCCGCGGAGCTCCTCAGGAAGCGCATCAGGCGCGAGGGGGTCATCCAGGCCCAGTACCCGCAGGTCTTCGGGTTCAAGGCCCAGCAGACGATCCACAACCATTTCCGCTCCGGGAAGGTCACGCTGATCGACCTCATCCGCATCGTCAGCACTCCGGGGTTCGACATCAGCATCGACGACGTGCTCCGGACGGCCATCAGCATCATCCAGAGCACCGCGGATGTCGAGCTCGATGAGGAGCCCGCCCCCAGGCCGAGGAGGCGTCGGAAGCCGAAGAAGTACCAGGCGGCCAAGCTCACGACGGAGAAAACCCCTGAGAGGCCGGCGCTGAAGGGCACCGAGGTCGATGAGGAGCTCTTCCTGTCGAAGGACTACAGTAGGTTCGCCAACCTCTTCAAGCAGGCCTCCGGCGAGGAGGACGACTGATGGCGCGCAACCTGGAGGACGACCTGAATGAGAAGATCGACAGGGCCATCCTGGAGGAGGCGCAGAAGCCCCGCAGAGAGCGCATGTCGAACGTTGCACTGGGCCGGATGTTCGACGTCCACGAGACCACCATCAGGAGGCACAAGCAGGCCCTTCAGAAGGCGCTCAGGCTCCCTGTCGAGCAGGACAGGGATGAGTTCTTCGACATCCCCGTCAACGCCATCACGCAGCGCAGGCGGACCGTGAGGCTGGAGGACGGCTCGTACGAGCGAGTTACCTACAACCCTGCTGTCGCCGTCGCTGAGGACGTCCGAGAGGCCTCTTACGAGGAGCTGGAGAAGGTTTTCGATCGGGCCGTTCTCGCGGTGGCGCCCAAGGTCGAGGATGACCGACCCAAGACTCTGGTCGTGTGCCTGTCGGACTTCCAGGTGGGCAAGACGGACAGCCTCGGTGGGACGCAGGAGACCGTGAACCGCGTCATGAACACCCTCAAGCGGATCACTGAGTGGATCCAGGCCGAGGGTTCATACGAGGAGATCATCGTCGCAGATGTCGGGGATGTCTGCGAAGGGTTCTGGAATGTCACCTCGCAGCAGCAGACCAACGACCTGTCGCTCACGGATCAGATTCGTGTCGCCCAACGGTTGATGGCCGAGGCGGTCGCTATGCTGGCCCCGTTGTGCACCCGGATGACCTACGTGTCGATCCCCTCGAACCATTGCGCTGTGCGGACCGGCAGAGGCAACGACAACCGGGCCAATTCGCCGGACGACGACTTCGGGCTCTTGATCGCGGATACCATTCAGGCAATTATGTCGGGCCGGGAGCCCTTCAACCATGTGAACTTCGCCAAGCCTCAGAAGTGGGAGGAAGCCGTCACTGTCGAGACCGCTGATGGGACCGCTGTGGGCTTCACACATGGCCATCTGGCAGGCACTCAGGCGAAGATACCCTCTTGGTTCAGGGACCTCGCATTCGGGCACCGCAGTGGCCTCCACGAGGCATCGATCCTGGTTCATGGCCACTTCCACAACTTTGGCGTGTCGCTCGTGGGGGACAACAAATTCATCATCGGCTGTCCGACCGCGGACAACGGCTCCTCGTGGTTCACGAACCGCACTGGGGATGCCACTGATCCGGCTCTGCTGACTTTCGAGGTTCAAGATAAGAAGGCCAAGAGGTGGGAGCTCTGGTACGAGTGATCTTTGTTGTAGGTTTCCTCATGATCGTGGCGTTCGTCATGATCGCGGACGAGTACGGGGATGATCAGTGATGTTGTGGACCCTCTCAGTTCTCGCGGCCTGCGTCCTGTCGGGTGGGCTAGGGTACTTCGTCGGGTCGGAGGTGAAAGGGGTGCGTGATGAGGCCATCTTCGCGGCGTTCCTCAAGGAGGTCTCCGACGAGTCCGAGCAGATGAAACTCCTCCTGGACTTAGACGACTGATGAAGGGCCGTTCGGTTCCGGCCCTCAGCGCCCTGTCGTACGCTTATGGCAGAGGGCTGGGGGCCGAGTCGGTCGAGGAGCTTTTGTGTTTCTGGGCCTGCTATGTTTTCGGTTCCCAGTGGCGAGTGATAGGAATTCTCAATGAAAAGAACCGCAGAAGAGCAGAAGGCCATTGATCTTCAGAGGAAGAGCCTGGTCATCCGGGCCCTCCTGAGGGGTAAGCCGCGCAGCGAGGTGGCGGAGAGGTTTCAGCTCTCCGAGGCCGAGGTCTTCCGCATTGAAGAGGATTACTACTCCAGTCAGGAGTCACTCTCCGAGCACGCTCAGCTCATGAAGCAGCTCACCCGTCTTGAGAAGCTCCTGGACGCGCTTTGGGACTCTGTCGTCGAGAATCCCCTGGCGACCAACCCAGACAACGTCAAGACGGCTCTGGCGACCATCGAGGCGGTCAGCGATCTGGCCGGGCTGAAGAAGACGAAGGTCGAGGCGGAGATCAAGCTGATCCAGCAGCAGCAGATTCCGGTCATCGTTGCCTTTGTCGAATCCGTCCAGAACAACATGGAGCAGCATTTGTTTCCCCTTCTTACAAAACGAGGGCAGAAGCAGCTCGAAGCGCACCGTGAGGAGTGGCTCGCCGACGCCACCTCCAGTTCGGCCAGTATCCTGGAGGAACCCAAGGCCGATATGACCATCTGAGTGTGAGTAACAGCACACTCTGAAATGTCAACAGGCTTCTAGGGTGTGCTACTATTATCCATGCAGGCAGGGGGTTGCGACCCGCTTCGGCGGCCCCTGGAGCGTTTAGCCTTTCGGCTCTCGCCCATCTGGTGTTTTCGGTTCCGCCAGATGGGCGATCCTGTTTTTATAGACTTGTCTCGAAGGAGGACCGATGGCAGAGAAGATAGACTTCCGGGCTGTCGCAGATCAGTTCGGCACACGCTCTCACGAGAGGGCAATGCGAGAGGACCCTGTTCTCTGGGCTCAGGACCGGCTCGGCGACCACTTGTGGTCGAAGCAGCGTGAGGTTCTTCACTCTTTGCAGACTAATAAGAGAACCCTTGTCGCGTCTTGTCACGCCTCGGGCAAGACCTTCCTCGCCTCTCGGGCTATCGGGTGGTGGCTCGATGCGCACCCGCATGATCCCACTGAGACCCGTGTGATCACTACAGCGCCCTCATGGAACCAGGTGAAGAACGTCATGTGGTCCTATGTCGAGGACCTCCAGTCCAAGGCGAACATGCCAGGGCGTATTACTGGTAAGGCGGAGTGGACCTTTCCCGGGTTCAAGACGGCCACTGCGTTCGGCCGTAAGCCTGCGGATTACGACGAGTCCACCTTCCAGGGGTTCCACTCCACTTACGTCCTCGCCGTTGTCGATGAGGCCGGTGGCGTGGCGGAGAACATCTTCACCTCTGTCGAGACCATCACCACGAACAAACATGCTCGCATCCTCGCCATTGCGAACCCTGATGATCCGAACTCGTACATGGCGAAGATCTGGCGCGACGAGTCGAAGCTCCCGCCCTCCGAGCGGAAATGGAACCTCATCACTATCTCGGCTTTCGACACGCCTAACTTCACCGGGGAGGAGGTGCCTGAGAAGGCTCAGGACAACCTGCTTCAGAAGGAGTGGGTCGATGATGCTGAGCGTCGGTGGGGCAAGGATGATCCCCGATACGTGTCGAAGGTCCTTGCCAGGTTCCCCGACATCGGTGACGACGGGCTGTTCAACCTCGGCCGGGTTCTCCAGTCCATGAACGAGTGGGTTGATGACGAGTGGAACACGACCGCTCCGATCCATATTGGGGTTGACGTTGGTCTGTCCACCACCGGTGACTTCAGCGTGATCTCCACCTGCCAGGACGGCCATGTCGAGGTCGTCGAGCGGGTGAAGGGCTACGACGGGAACAGGCTCTCCCGCCTCATCGGGCAGCACGCGAAGCGTCTGAGGGCGGAGGGGCTCGATGTGGACATTCGCATTGACGCCGTGGGTGTCGGACGGGGTGTCCAAGCGGTCATCGACAACCACGTGCCTGAGGAGATTCCGATTTACTGGATTGTTGGCAACGCGGCCTCCCCGGACAACCTGAAGTGGTACAACTTCCGAGCGGCGATGTACGACTCCGTCGCTCAGGCGATCAACCTCGGTGCCCTGTCGGTTCCGCCCGATGAGGCTGCTGGGGAGAAGACCGAGGGGCTCTTCGACGAGTTCCGTTCGATCCTCTACGAGTACAGGGGGACCAAACTCCTGATCCGCGGGAAGGACGAGCTGAAGAGGAAGGGCGAGCCCTCACCCGACGTCCTGGATTCGATCTGTTACGCGGCGATGCCAAGCAATCTGCTGACTGATGGGGCCGACTCTCTCATTGAGGCTGATACCCTAATGGAGAGTACGGAATCTGAGTACTCACCTATTGACGAATGGGGTAATGAGGAGTGGACCTTCGCCCCAGCCTGAGGAGTTGAACTGTGAAATTTGGCACATTTCAGATTGGCGGGTCCACCCAGCGCGTCCAGGCCCGGCTGACCGAGGCGTCCAAGGCGTACGCCGCAGTCACCCGCGGAGCCGTCGCATCTCTCAACCGGGAGGATATAGGGTGGTCCCGCTGGGGCGATGAGGACGCCACTTCCGATGTGGTATCTCTCACAGTCATTAAGGAGCACTCGTTAAGGGCTCGTAGGCTCGCCGCCTACAACCCGCTCGTCAAGCGTGGCATCGGGATCCGCAACGCATACATGTGGAGTGAGATTCCTCGCATTTCTGGGATCAAGACTCCTGAGACCGCGGCACTCTACGATACTGTTCTCTCCCGCACAGCTCGCGCCCGAGACGAGGCGGCCTTCTGCACCGACGGCATCGTGCTCTATACCGTTCGCCGGACCGATAAGCGAGTTGCTCCGGTGCCCCTGTCGCGCATCCGCGGCATCGCCCGGGCTCTGGACGCTACTGATGAGGCTGATATCTTCGCCTTCCTGATCGATCCCGTGCCCGTGTCGGACACCCTCTCCGCGGAGGAGCAGGAGCGACGCAAGCCCGAGTGGCATGTCGTCAACGGCAAGGACTGGGCCCCCGTCAAGGATGAGAAGGGCTACAGGACCGTTCACGAGGACCGAGTCGTCTATGAGATGGTCAACCGTCAGATCGGCGAGCAGTGGGGCAAGCCCGAGCTCATGGGCGCCGTGTACTGGGCGCAGGCCTACAAGGAGTTCCTCGAGGCCAGTCACGTCATGACCAAGGCCTTGGCTAGAATTGCGTTCAAAGTCACATCCGCCACGGCCAAGCAGCAGCAGGCCGTCATCCAGCAGATGTCGAACGCGCAGGGCATCGGCGGACTCGCTTCGCTCGGTGCGGGTCAGGAGTTCACCGCGGTCTCCAAGGCCGGAGCAGGAATCGACTTCGGGGCCGGTACACCGCTTGCTTCCATGGTCGCCAGTGCGCTCGACGTCCCCCTGTCGGTCCTCCTCACAGACGGCTCGGCCGGCGGACGACAGGGCGCTGAAACGGCTCTTGAGGACCCGACCTTCAAGGCCTTCGAGTTCCGCAGGCAGATTCACAAGAGCCTCATCCAGAAGATCTTCCTCCCCCCCCCCCCAGAACGCGGGGACGCCGCGTCCCCCCCCCCCTCCAGACATACCCACCGCCGGGGGGAGGC